CCAACGATATTCATAATATGTTTGCGTGGACAATAATTGTTTTTCTTCTGTCGTTGACTGGAGGGTTTATAATGGGGTTATATCATGCAGGTGCATTATGACAGACGAAACGCGTGTTTATAATTGTGGCGGGCCTCTAGTAGAATTGACGCTGCCTGATGATGAATTTCCAGTAAGATATAAAGAAAGCCTTGGGTTTGTATATTTGCTTGGTTTAGATCTACATTACAACGATGAGATAACTATACAAAATAGAATAGGATGACCTTCAAAAAAACCCAAAAACAGAAAGAGGCAATACACCTTATTTCTGACAAATCACTTACAAATATTCTTCTTTCTGGGGGTAGTCGATCCGGAAAGACGACTATTCTTTGTTATATTCTGATCGTCCGTGCGATGTCGTGTAAATGCAGACAGGCAATCCTCAGACAGCATTTTATTGATGTCAAAAACTCTATCGGGCGCGACACCATGCCGAAAGTCCTTGAGATGTTAGGACTAAAGCCCACGCTTGATAAATCAGACTGGTTCTGGACGTTTCCGAATGGCAGTGAGATTTGGTTAGGCGGCCTTGATGACAAAGACCGGGTTGATAAGATCCTGGGGAAAGAGTATTCAACAATTTACTTTAATGAGTCAAATCAGCTTACTTATGACGCTGTAACCACGGCGCGCACACGTTTAGCTGAGAAAACAAAGCTCCGCAATCTTGCCTTTTATGACTGTAACCCGCCTTATAAATCGCATTGGCTTTATCAGGTATTTCAGTTAAAGCTTGATCCTGAGAACAAAACCCCGCTGCCGAACCCTGACAAATTCAACGGTATGCAGATGAATCCGGTCGATAACCTCGACAATCTCCCTCCGGATTACATTGACGAATTGAAGGCGCTGCCTGAGAGGAAGAGAAAGCGTTTTTTAGAGGGCATTTGGCAGGACGATCTTGAGGGTGCTTTGTGGACACGTGAAATGATCGACAAAAACCGCGTTGTCAATGCACCGCCTCTTATAAGAGTGGTTGTTGGTGTTGATCCGTCTGGAACATCAAAAACAACAAGTGATGATACGGGTATTGTTGCAGTTGGTATCGACAAAAAAGGGCATCTGTATGTGATGGAGGACAACACACAAACGCAAAAATCCCCGGCTGAATGGGCGCAAGCTGGGATAGATACATATGAAAGACAGGAGGCGGATCGCGTTATTGGTGAGCAGAATTACGGCGGTGATATGGTCAAAGCCATGTTTAAGAATATTGATGAGAATATCCCATATTCTGAAGCCTACGCATCAAGGAATAAAATTGTCAGGGCTGAGCCTATATCTGAATTATACGAGCTTGAGCGCATGCACCACGTCGGCACATTTCCAGAGCTTGAAGATGAGATGTGTAATTATACTCCCCAAATGATGATCGACAATGTGAATTCGCCAAATAGATTAGATGCTTTAGTGTGGGCTGCCACGTTTTTGACAAAGTCGGAAAAAGGACACGTCCGCGTGAGTGGCGGTGTGAGTAAGAAGAGAAAGCGAGATTATTTAAAGTGATCTCTTTTAGAAAGTATTATATAATTAAGAATCATATTATTATATAGAACAAAAGGAAGTGAAAAAAATGAAAATTGTAAGCATGAAAAAAGACGGAAAAGTTGTAGGATATGGTCGTAATGCAGATGAGGACAGCGCAAAGAATGACGCAATCCGCGATTATTACATAAATGGAGATCATGACTTAACACACGATGAACTATGGGATATGATTGAGAATGACGAGTTTGATTTTGAAACAAAATCAGACTAATTTTTTAAGAACCATAAAAAACCAAATCTCTTTTCTAAACAAAACTAACATATACGGCGCGCGCGCTATATATACTTAATGACCAAACCCCAAAAAAGATATTTGGCTGTTGGTCTCTCGCCCGGGAATTTTGAGGATTTACCGGACGGAGGGCTGATCGTGCGCGATGTCCCGCTCCTGAGAGTCGGCACGTGGACGGATTCAGCAGTAGGCACACCACTTTTTTATCCTGCTGATACTCTAAGGAAATACGCTACAAACTGGCAGGCTAACCCATACTGGAACAGGCATTCCGGCGGGACACCGCACGAGATAACCGACAAAATCGCAGAAATTGACAGCCCACGCTATATGAATGATGGGGTCTATGCAGATTTAGTCTTTCACGGAGCAACGTCTCAGAGCCGCGACGCAATAGCTTATCTTAAATGGGCAAGTGCTAACGGAAAAGAGGTATTTTCATCAGTAGAGCACGCAGGAGAAGAGAGATACAACGAAGAAACAAAGAGATTTGAGGCAAAGAGCCTTGTCTTTTATGGCGCTGCTATGGTCAATCGTGGCGCGTGTCAAACCTGCCAGATACCCCGTGCAAATGAGGAGTTAGCAGATGGCGATGGTTTTGTACCGCGCAATCCCGCGAATTACGGCAAAGCACCAGAATCTCAGGCATGGAGCAAATTGAGCCTTTCAGACTTTACAGATTCGCGTTGGGAAGATCTCTCTGAAGAGGAAAAAAAGAATATCGCAGCGCACTTTGCGTATGCCGGATCCCTGGAAAAGTTCAGCGATCTAAAACTCCCGCACCACGACAAATCAGGGAATGTTGTGTGGGCCGGAGTTGTTGCAGCGTATGCCGCATTGCAGGGCGCTCGCGGCGGTGTAAAAATACCGGACTCAATGAGATCGGCGGTTGAATCTCATATACTCGCACATTATGAGGATTTCGACAAAGACAAACCAAAAGAATTGGAAGAGGAAAAAAACATGGTAGAGGAAGCAGAGTTTAAGAAACTCGCAGACAGCGTCACCGCCCTGACAAATGTAGTCAAGGGTATGGTAGACGAAAAGAAAAAGCTTGAGGCATCGGAGGCCGAAGCCGCAAAGCAGAAAGCGCTTGCAGACGCAATCGCAGAAAAGACAAAAGCACTTGAGGATCGCCTTAAGGCACTTGAGGACTCAGAAGCACCACCCAAGACCGGTGGCAAGAAGGAAACTGAGGATCTCGGAGAGCCGATCAACAGGGGCTTAGAATACGACGCCAAGGACGGCAGCATCAGGGTGATGTGAAATGACAGATATTAGCACATTTCCAACATTTAATCCATCAGATGGCGGAAACGTATTAAATTCATTTACGTTTACAGCAGGCGCAGCGATTACAGCAGGCCAGGTTGTAGCATATGCAACAACCGGCGTTAGTATGACAGTGCACCCTGCAGTAGCAGACACAACCGGACAGGTTATTGGTGTGGCGCTGTATAGTGTTGCATCTGGTGCTAAAGTTGCAGTTGCACTTGATGGAAGCATTGTAAAAGTCGCAAACGCAGATGATACCGCAGTAATTGATGCCGGTTCGCACGTTGTAGCAAACGACAATGCAGTCGGAGGCACAGTATCCGCCGCGACATCGGTCGCTACAGCGTCCACAATTGATGCGGGTATTGTTGTAGGTATTGCACTTCAGGATATCGCTGCAAGTTCATACGGTCTTGTGCTTATAAAGGCGGAGAATACGCTCCTGTGAGGTGATAAAAAAATGGTAACAGAAACAGAATCAACATTTAAACCGGAGATGATGTCCCCGGATATGTATCCGCGTGCTCTTGACCTCCTAAACCCAACAGTTAGGCTTTTTGCCGAAGCCGTCAGGATGGCAACAGAAGAGGACGAGGGTAGAGATATAAAAGGGATGATCGAGCGCACAATCCCGCGCAACCTTTCGTATACTATTCCGCACGGTCTCGGACTTGACAATGAGGGCGCAACTACAAACCTAAGAAAGCTTCTGCTTTCGTCTGGTGTTGCATCAACCGCATTTGTGCAGACTCAGTATGCAAATACAGTGTTGGAGGGTGCAAAACTTCAGCGCTGCGCACGTGACGCCTTTTTCTTTGAGCGCACAACTGGAAGCACAATGAGGCTCCCGATATTCGGAGATTACACCGGACGCGCTCCAGAAGTTGCAGAGGGCGCAGAGTTCCCAGACAGCAACGGAACTCCTACATACCGCGACTTCACAATGAAAAAATACGGTGAAAAGAGCCCGATCAGTCAGGAGCTTATCGACGATTCACTCTACAACACAATCGCACTCGCAGCCGGAAGGCTTGGGGCACGCATTGAGAACAGTCTTAACTATGAGACCATCGGCGTGATCCTTGAAAACTCAGGCAAATACCACGATACAACCGGATCAAATCAGGGTGCAAAGGCTGTCAGCGCTGCAATGCTTGCACTTACAGGCAAAGCAGAAGACGGCACCGGCGGATTCGCAGCAGATTCGATTGTTATGACAACCGAATTTGAGGCAGGCATTAGAAATGAAGTTGTGCTTACAGACTACCCCGGATCAGAGAGTGTAATCCGCACAGGTGCACAGCCGTATCTGTTTGGACTCAGGCAGTTTAGCACTAACACCACAACCTCCAGTAGCACATATACATGGGGTTACAATTCAGACGGCGATATCGGTGCTCTTGTATTCAACATGGCAAGCGCCGGCGGGTATGTCATGAGAGAGGATATCTCAATTGAGAATTTCCGCGAACCGCTCAAGGATCTGACCAACGTCAGAACAAAGATCAGATTCGGCGTGAATTACGGTATTGCAAACGCAACAGCAAGGATTGTGTATTAAGGAGTGATTGAGATATGGTGC